TCAAGTTACACAATTTGGTAAAGCAGGTGATACACTGAAGCAATATAAGTTTGTTGGTTTGTTTCCAACGGATGTGACTCCAATCGATGTTGATTGGGGTTCAAATGATGCGATTGAAGAATTTTCTGTTACTTTGACCTACCAATGGTGGGAAGCAGTAGCAGATGGCGTGATCTAAGAGTAGGGGATTTCCCCTACTTTTATCTATAGGATGAAAGATTAATGGCAATTAAATTATTCGGCTTTACGCTAGGCTCAAAAGATGTCGTTCAGATAGAAAAACCCGAACAGGCATCTTTTGCTTTGCCTTCTGCCTCAATTGACGATGGTGCAGTTACAGTCACACAAAATGCTTATTACGGAACCTATGTTGACTTAGAAGGTTCGGTACGTAATGAGATAGAACTAATTACTCGTTATCGTGAAATGTCCAATCATCCAGAGTTGGACATGGCAATTGATGAAATTGTCAATGAAGCAATCTCTCATGATGAAGCAGGTAAAGTTTGTGATATCGTAATGGATAATCTCAAGCAATCTGAATCGATCAAAAAGAAAATCAATGAAGAGTTTCAAAACGTCTTAAAGATGTTGAACTTTTCTAATCTTGCTGATGACTTATTCAAACGTTGGTATATTGATGGACGATTGTTCTATCATGTTATTGTCAATGATAAGAATCCAAAAGAAGGTATACAAGAACTAAGATATATTGATCCACGTAAGATTCGTAAAGTGCGTGAGATTAAAAAAGATCGTGATCCTAAAACAGGTGCATCGATTGTTGTATCTACCGCAGAGTATTATGTTTTTAATGATAAAGGTCAGACTACTCAAACATTCACATCGAATGTAGGTCAAGGGATTCGTATTGCACCAGATTCAATCATCAACGTGAACTCTGGTCTGATGGATGCAAAGAATACATTTGTTATTTCATATCTACATAAAGCAATCAAACCACTCAATCAACTTAGAATGATTGAAGATGCGATTGTTATCTATCGTATTAGTCGTGCTCCTGAACGCCGTATATTCTACATTGACGTTGGTAATTTACCACGAGGTAAAGCAGAACAGTATCTCCGTGATGTTATGGTCAAGTATCGTAACAAGATGGTGTATGATGCTAACACTGGTGAACTCCGTGATGAACGTAAACACATGTCAATGCTTGAAGATTTTTGGTTGCCCCGCCGTGAAGGTGGTAAAGGTACAGAGATTACTACATTGCCAGCAGGTCAAAACTTAGGTGAATTGGAAGATGTTAAATACTTCCAGAAGAAATTATTACAGTGTTTGAATGTACCGTACTCACGCCTTGAAGATAGTGGTGGTGGTTTTGCGGGCATGGGTCGTTCACAAGAAGTTACCCGTGACGAATTAAAATTTGCCAAGTTTGTTGCAAGATTACGAAACAAATTTACACAGTTATTTGATCATGCTTTGCGTACTCAATTGGTACTCAAAGGTATTTGTACATTGGAAGAGTGGGAAGATTTCAAAGAAGATATCTACTACGACTTCCAAAAAGACAACAACTTTACTGAGATGCGTGCCTCAGAGTTGTTGCAGAATCGTTTACAGATGTTGCAGTTGGTTGATCCGTATATTGGTCGTTACTTCTCTAATCATTACATTAAGAATAAAATTTTGATGATGACTGATGAAGAGATTGAAAAAATGGATGAGCAACTTGCAGAAGAAAAAGATTCATTATCGGATGATATGCAAGGTCCAATAATGAATGCTCCACAAGGTGGTGCGGATCCTAATGAGTTCCCACCTGAAGATAACACCACAGAGAATACCGAAGAAGAAGAGTCATTGACACCTGGTCTTGACAAAGAGGTAGACAAGTCTGTGGTGAGCATAAATACTAAACGCAAATAGGAGTTGAAATGGATATCCAAGAAATTATTAATAACATTGCAGCAGGTGAAAACGTTGCTGCTAAAGAAGGATTAGAAAATGTATTATCAGCGAAAGCGTTCGATGCGCTCCAGGGTTACAAGCAAGAAATCGCTGCAACTCTTTATGGCGGGCAAGAGCAAGGGCCTGAAGAAGATACAGATTACGAAGAAGATGAAGAACAAGAAGAAATAGAACAAGAATGAAATCGTTATTAGACTTTAAACTTATTACGGAAGAAGAGAAGAAAGACTATTCAAAGTTTGATGCTCTAGTTCGTGCAGGTTTAGCAAACAAAGCACAAGTACAGCGTATCCATAAGATACTGGATAAGATGGGTGAAGAGAAACCTAATTTTAGTCCTGCTGATCGTGCCATAATGCAGAACTTGTTTAATCGTATGGTAGATTTAATTTCTAATAACAAACAGATTTATACCAAAGCAAAACAAGCAGTGCGTGAGGAATTGGATGAAGGTACAAGAATGGATTCGCCACTTGTGCCAATGCCACCAATCATCATGGTAATCAAACGTAAAGCGGTAAGATTGTATCCTGATGGTACTCGTATTGCATTGTACTATAGTGACAAGATGAAACGTTATTTTAGCGTTCCTTTTGGTACACCTGAAGCAGATATATCTGGCGTACAGGCAGAAAGTTTTATTGACGAACTCAGAGCAATGAGCAATCTAACTGAAGATACCACATTAGAGTTACAAGATGGTAGTCAGATAGAATTAGATACTACGATTGTTGAACACATTTTATATGCTTATGATGGTTTAAAAGAAGAGAACAAAGAAAAGTTTATAGACTTACTAACAAGTTCCGCAGAAAGTTTCGACAAGGCATATGAGTTTTCTAGATCACATTATCCAGTCTAAACTAGATGAGGCCCGTGAGGTCATCTTTGCACGTTTAGATGAACTTGTTGCTCAGAAATTAGAAGAAGCAAAACCATTTGTTGTCGATGCAATCTTTGAAGAAGTTGAATGGGAAGAATTGGATGAAGCAACTAAGAAGCGTAATCCAAACATTCAAAAGATGGGTAGAATTACCAAGATTCGCAAACGTATTCGCCGCAATAAAAAAGGTAGAATCATAGTACAACGTAATGTTCGTAAGTCGGGTATTAAAGGTTATAGATTGTCAGGTAATACCGTACGTAAAATACCTGCAACAGTAAGAATAGCAAAAGCACGAAAGTTAAAACGTTCGTGGAAAACAACAAGAAGATCAAAACTCAAACGCACATTGATGAAGAGAAAAATGTCGATGCGCCGAAGAGCATCTATAGGACTAAAGTAAAATGCCAATTGAAATTAACAATACATTAAGAGGTACCTCAGTTATTCGAGTTGAGGGTATTGGAACTTACACAGTTAATCTCACAGATTTGAGAGCCAATACAACTACCGAAACAGTTAGTGCTTATGATATTAAGAGACTATATTGGTCAACGAATGGAAACATTTCGATTGTTCGTAATGGTCATAACATTGTCACTCTTCACAATGCTGGTGAAATGCGTGTTGACGATTTAGGTTATGTATTTGCTAATAGTCGAACATCAAATGCAAATGTTATTATTACAACTGGTGGAACTTTGATTATGGAATTAGGTAAAGAAGCAACGTATAACGTTGATCCATATACAGGAGTGGCTATTTAATGAAATTAATTAAAGAACATATTGAGGACGTTAAGTACCTCACAGAGACCACGGAGAGTGGCAAAAAGAATATGTACATCGAAGGTCGTTTTTTAGTTGGTGATCAAGTCAATCGAAACAATCGCATGTACAAGATGGATACATTACGCCAAGAAGTTGCACGTTACAACAAAGAATATGTTGATACCAATCGTGCCCTTGGTGAATTAGGACATCCAGATACACCCTCATTGAATCTGGAACGTGTGTCACATAAAATTGTAAGTCTTGTAGAAGATGGTAATACTTTCCGTGGTAAGGCACTTGTTCTCGAAACTCCATACGGTCAGATTGTTAAGAACTTTATCGACTCTGGTGTTAATCTTGGTGTGTCCAGTCGTGCTATGGGTTCTGTAGTTATGACCAAAGAGGGTTACAATCTAGTTCAAGATGATTTGCGCCTTGCTACAGCGGCAGATATTGTTGCCGATCCATCTGCGCCTGGTGCTTTCGTTCAAGGAATTATGGAAAACAAAGAATGGTTGTTTGTCGAGGGGCGATTTGTCGAAGTAGATTTTGACAATGCTAAAAGGCAAATTCGTGCAGCATCTTCCCGTCAGGTAGAAGATGTTGCTCTGAAACTATTTGAAAATTACCTATCAAAACTTTAAAATTTATAAATAAGAAATCATAAGGAGATATCCAATGGCAACAAACAAACTCATGGAAGCAGCGGCTGAAATTCTTGCGGGTAGCAAGAGTTCTGCACCTGCTATGCCAATGCAAAAACCTGAAGGCGCCAGTGTCGTAGACATGGGTGGTCCTACAAATACAGATTCCAAACCTATGGACAATTCAAATAAAATTGATGCAACTAAAGGTGCTAAGTCTGCAACTGCTCCAACAACTAAACCTTCTGCCGCATCATCGGACACTCAGAACAAACCCGCTGGTGGTAAAAATACTATGCGTGAAGATGAAGAGCAAGATGAAGAGTTGATCGATGAAGATCAAGAATCGGTTGAAGAAGCATATAAGATGATGAAGAAAAAAATGAAAGAAGATGTGGATGCCCTATTTGGTGACGATCAAACTATTTCGGAAGACTTCAAATCAAAAGCAGCAACAATTTTTGAAGCACGTGTCTTTGACCGTGTTGCACAGATTCAAGAAGAAATCGAAGCCGAATATGCTTCAGTGCTTGAAGAAGCAGTTGAAACAATTAAAGCCGATTTGACAGAGAAGGTAGATGACTACCTGAACTACGTTGTAGAACAGTGGATGGAAGAAAATCAAATCGCTATTGAAAGCGGTTTGCGTTCTGAAATCACAGAAGATTTTATCGCTGGTCTCCGTAATCTGTTTGCAGAAAATTATATCAATGTTCCAGAAGAATCAGTTGACTTAGTAGAAGAGTTGGCCGCCAAAGTGGAAGAACTCGAAACTAAACTCAATGAAGAAATCGAGACAAACATTGTGTATAAAAAGGCTTTGACCGAAGCAATTAAAGATCAATTGACAGCAGAAGTATGTGAAGGTTTAACCGCAACCCAAGTTGAAAAAATCAAATCACTTGCAGAGAGTGTTGACTTTTCCACAGAGGAAGAGTTCGTAGAGAAACTTGAAACCTTGCGTGAAAACTATTTCCCATCTGGTATCCAGAAAGCGAAAGTATCACACCTTCAAGAGCAATTTGAAGATGCTGAAGGCGAAAAGAAATCAACAAGTTCTGATCCTTTTATTGCCGCAGTATCACAAGCGATTTCAAAAACAAAAATTTAAAAAATAAACAAGGAGATACACATGTATTTGTCTGAAGAAAATCAAAAGAAGTGGGAATCGGTACTGGATCATCCAGACCTGCCCGCAATTAAAGATCCATATCGCCGTGCTGTTACTTCTGTTATTCTGGAAAACCAGTTGACAGAAATGCGTAAAGAAGCAGGCATTTTGCACGAAGCAGGTTCGCCAACTAACTTTGCTGGTACTGGTGGTTATGGTGGCGGTGCTGCTGC